ATCAAGGTACCTACCCTCATCAGAACCATTAATAACAATACTACTAATACCCAACTCATCACATAGAGCTCTTGCAACTGTCGTCTTACCAACACCAGCTGATCCAGAGAGGATAAGATTCGGGAATTCACCTGCATCCACAAACTCTTGAAACGTTGTCTTAAGGTTTTCAGGTAGGATACAATCATTAATCTTGTGTGGTCGATACTCCTCGACCCATAGGAACTTCCTATTCATTTAACTCGGTTTGAGACGAGGGTGACATTTGTATAGGACAAAATTCATAATGTCCACAGGCAACCATTGCCATTGGAACTAGCACTATCAGTACCCTCGCAAGTCCTGTTACTGCTAGTATAGCAAACATAATCTTAGCATCTTTTTCAAAATGCTTGAAGAGACTTTTAATCAAGGTTCCAAAGCAATGTAGTAACTGAGATCGATCTCATCGTGTTTCCAATGAGAGATCAGCTTATTAGATACATCAACATTATAATCACCCTCATACAATCTTAGGTTCTCGACTTTAAAGTCCAACGAATACTCTCCATCTGCTGACCCTCGTACTTTCTGACTGTAAGAATTTGATGTTTCATCTTCTTTGTCTCTGACCTTAAGAGTGACGCTATCTTGCTTACTATCAACAGTGAAGTCAGGCAAACCATAGACAAGGGCCGCCTTAGTAAGAGCATAAATGTTGTCATAGGATGCAAAGAATTCAACATTACCACCAGGGAATTTAATATCACGATCAGGTGCTGCCTTCATAGTGATCTCAGGATCACTGAAGTAATACTTCACCCGTCTACCCTGACCTTGGTCACGTATGGTAACGTAGTTAGGATTATCGAAATGTAGAACAGGATCCTCAAACAATGCAAGACCAGCGATGAACTGGGTAAGGTCATAGATCGCAAAGTCAATGGGAAAGGTCTCTTCGACCTTAGCTGTAGCAAGGATGTTCTCGGCATTGCTGATAGTTTTAAGGACATTACCTGCCTTCACTACAATACTAGTATTGATAGTGGCATAGTTCTTTAAAATTGCTAGTGTCTGTTTTGATAGAGTGACGGCGGTCATTTGTCGTAATCAACAGTGAATGATGTAGTTCCATCATTGATAGCCTGCGCTCTAGCAGTCTTATCATTGAAATGGAGTAAGAGTATAGCATAGTGAACAATCTTAATGATGTCCTTACGTGCTTGACCCTTTCGATCGTAACGTGAGGCATACTTGAGGACGTTACTCCTACAGAATGCTTCAGCGTCACCCACAGAATCTATGAGGTCCAGTGTCTGGACCCCACCCGTGCTGTAGTGACCACGGTAAGTATTATGAATGTAAGACTTGACTTCCTCTAGAAGTTCGTCTTCGTTGTACTTGTTCATCATCTAATTGTATCCTCATTGTCAGCATTTGTCAACTCAACCTTGTCATCCACTTTGGAGTACAAGTCTAAGAATGCTTGCTTGGTCTCATCGTCAAACCTATTAAGGCATAACTGAAGAGCTTCCATTCTATCCTTAAAGATAGCAAAAGCATTCACAATATGGACAAGACGACGAGTTGAAATAACTTCGTCTATACCACCATCATAGAACGTTTTCCTGATAATGTCTGCCCAATCTGAAAGACGTTTTGTGAAGTCAGAATCCTTACAGAGTTTGTTTAGAATCTTCTGCTCAGTCTGAGGACCAGGATAGTCTTGCTCAAATGTAAGTGCAAATCTCTCAAGGAATGCTTCGTTTAGTACATTAGTACCAATGAACCTACCGTCCTCGGATCCTTTACCCTTGGTGTTAGCAGTAGCAATGATGTTAAATCCTGCTGATGGTTTCACGTAACGTCCAGTCTTCTTTAGAAAGACTCCTTTACCTTCGAGGATGGATTGTAGACAAAGAATCTTATTAGATGCAAGGTCCACTTCATCCAGTAATAGGACTGCTCCCCTTTCGAGTGCTTCGATGACTGGACCATTGTGCCATACCGTTTCGCCATTAACAAGGCGAAACCCACCAATAAGATCGTCTTCATCTGTTTCGATTGTGATGTTGATTCTGATGCACTCTTTCTTGAGTTGCGAGCAGGCTTGTTCCACCCCCAAAGTTTTACCATTTCCTGAAAGACCTGTAATGAAAACAGGATAGAAGATATCAGACTTCAGAATCTTCTTAACCCTATTGAAGTTACCAAAAGGTACAAAGTTCGGATCTGCCTCAGGTACTAAACAAACATTCGTTGCTGCAGGTGAAGAGATTGCTTTTTCAAAAGTCTCTCTCGCCTCTGCAATAGTCAACTTCCAAGTGCCACGCTTAACCTTGTAAGCACTCAGTTTGTTTGTGATTGCCCTGTAACCGACTCCAACCTTTCTAGCGTACTTCTTTACTTCTGTGGCAGTGATATCACTACCGAATTGATCATAAAGATCGGAGACTAATGACATAGAATTCCTTGTTGTGTATGAAAGTATTATAAGGCATATACAGGTGGTTGTGTGCCACCTGTAGACACTTCATCAAGCGACCATCCCTATGAAGGATGACAATACTTTTTTATTCACAGACTTGTTTCCTAATGACTTTTTGAAAGCATTCTTAATCTGAACCTTAGTAGCATTGTCTGCAACTTCAAACTCAGTATCTAAATTAAGGGACTTCTGATGGAACAGATAGAATTCATCATATCCTAGACCACAAGGAGCAACTACAGTCTTCTCCTTATTCAATCTTCGTTTGAATGCGTCTGAGTCTTTGATGTTACAGAGGGTTCCAGCGGCTCGAATCCATCCAGAGACATCCCTACCTTCAATGATACGGAAAGCAACGATGTTAGTATCTGGGTATGTATCTCTGACATCTTCCAGAAAAATCTTTGTGTTGCAAAGATAGTGCGAAGTAAAAGCCTGAAAAGTACGCCCAGTACTTCTATTGCGCAACGAAGCATTATACTCCAGACTGCGTGTAGAAAGGATTGTATCATCGTGATAACAAGGTTGATCAGTTGTGTATGCTCCAGCGTGTGCCTCACCATCTGTGAGTACCACTACATTTAATTTCTCTACACCATACTTGTCCTTGAAATATGGTATCACACAATGGAGTGAAACGATAGCTTCATTCAATGGAGTACCACCAAGGTATAAACCAATAGGATAATTAAGTGCTCTAATATATCTAGAGTCCCAATCACCACCATTGTTACCAGTGTAACTAGAGAAGTATGCTCCAAGATAGTATAAGTATCTTGCCTGTTGGTCTAGATCACGTGTATTACAATCTGTTGTAAGGATATTAAGAAGATGGAAGTTACTATCGTAAGCAAACATATTAGGCTTGTCACGGTAGAATACTTGTCCTTTACCACCCCACTCACAACTAAAGAGATAAGCATTAAAAGGAATCTGAACCTTCTTACAGAACCAAGCAATATTTAATACCTGCTTACACATAGCAAGACAAGAGTCTGCTATAGATCCAGACCAATCGATTAATGCAACAAGACCGTGACTCTTACCATCAGGTACTACTGTGATTCTCTTAAAGATATCATCATTGTACTTGTAACTATGAAGTCTTAATGTGTCTAGTACACCAGACTTAGATGTAGTTGCACGTGCATATGCTGCAGCAGACTTCTTACATTCAAACTCTTTTACAAGATAATTTACTTCACGTGTAGCAGATTTCTTATAAAGACGGAACTGCTCATCAGCATATTCTATTGCAATAGGTGATGCATCTCTGTAATGTTCTTCGCAACGTTCTCTAATCTCTTTATTAGAAACAACAAGATCATCATAATCTACCTTAGGAATCTCAAAGTAATTGATTTCTTTGTAATTATTCTGAGTAGCCATTGATTCCAGATTATGCTCAAAACTCTTTTGAGTTGAGAACTCCTCTTCCTCATCTGCTTTCTCATCCCAATAACTTGGAGTATCTAAATCAGCAGGATCATCATTACCCTTACCTTCACCATCTTCAGGATCATCCCAGTCATCTATGATATCTTCATTATCACATTCTCCACCACCAGGCATTTCCATTTGCTGTTCTGGAAGTCCCTGAGAGACCTCTGACATCGCTCCTGGTAGGTTCTCAGATGGTTCTGGTATTCCTCTCATCTCTTGAAGGATCCTAGCGCACTGTACAGCGTCCTCAAAGGTCTCTGCTAATTCAATCTTATTACGAATAAACATCTCTTCATCACTGAAAGGAATGTCAACAAAGTTACCAACCTTAAAGTGTAAGTTAATTCTGTCTGCTAAGGAAAGTTCTTCAAGATCTATATTCTCTACATCAAAGAAATCCTGAGCATTTAATTCTTTATATCCATCATAGAATGATTTACGTAGACCAGGATACTTACGCTTCATCAACTTCTCGATGCGAACATCTTCAGTCACGTTTACATATCCTTGTGATACTCCATACTGAGATAGATCTGTATTAGGTGTGAACAATGCGTGTCCTACTTCGTGTCCTACAAGTAGATCATACACTGTATTAGAGATCCTTTCCCATATAGGTAGTACCAATTCTCTTCTGTCTACGTCAAAGGATGCAGTTGGAACTGCTTTATGGCTAACAACTAAGTTCTCAGTTGCTAGAAGTTTTGCTAAGTTACCTTTAACTTCAAGAGTGTGCATAGAAGGGATCTTTTTATTACTCCGCATATTATAATACCTCTGGCGGGTACCAGAGGTATTGAGTAGACGCTTTATCAACTGTCTACGCCTTTCTCTTGCTTGGCGCAGCATTTGGGGCTTTAAACGTCGTTTGCTTTCTTTCTTTGAGTGATGCTGCCAATTGGGAACTTTCATTTAACTTCTCCAATGCTGAACGCAATTCGGGAGTCTCGACCCACTCCCACGTTTCCTCACGACCTTTCTTATCGGTCTTCGTAAAAGATTTTTTCACGTTTTCTGTATCCCGAAGTTTCATATTGTGGACATATGATGTAGTATATCATCCATCTCTGCAATGTGCTCAATATTAAAGACCATTTCAGAAATGTGCTTGAGTAGGAACGGACTTTCAGTACGAGCTGCAAAGGCAACTGCTTCACGTAAATGCTTTTGTGCTGCATCCAGTTCCAACTGAACTTGATCTGAGATTTTTGATTTCATTAGTCTGGCATAGTAGGGATAGAATCAGGGCCACCGATTTCCACAACATCAAGTTTTGAAAAGTTTTGTGGTTTGGAAAATTGGAGTACCCTTTGGAATTTATCTGTTAAGTTATCTCTATGAGATATTACAAAGACATTTGAGTTGTCATTAAACGTCCTGAGGATGAATGATAACTCATCAGACCCCACTGTGTCAAGTGACCCATCAAATATCTCGTCGAGGATAAGGAGGTTAGTGTCAACGCTATTTTTAAGCTTAGCAATGCTACGCCAAGTAAGCAGCAGACTGATATCAATACGAGCTTTTTCTCCCTCCGAGAAATTTTCGTATGAGAACTCATCCACAAACCTCGACTTGAGAACCTCCTTAAACTCCTCGTCTAAGGTGAAGTTACAGAAGAACTGCAACTTATTTAAGTACTGGTTAATGAGTTTATTCATTACAGGTAGATACTTCTTAATGATTCTTGTTTTTATACCAGAATCTTTTAGAAGAACACCTGCTGTTATATGTAGATCTAATTGTTTACGAGCTTCTATTAGTTCACCTGTGACACTTTCCAGATCATCTCTCATCTCCTTAAGTACCACTTCCTCACTCTTAATATCCTTAGAGTCATCCTGAAGATTTGTTATCTCCTTCTCAAGTCCCTTCATCTGACTGGTGAGTTGTTTAATTACACCATTCTCTACGTGAGTTATCTTAGTATGTTCAACAATAGAATTACTATACTCTGTTAACTGTTCTAAAGATGGAACAACTTCAGCAAGACGAGCATCGATATCTTTAAACGCTCCTTTGATCTCATCGATCTTAGTGTCGAGTTGTGATATTTGGTCAAGTTTAAACTCCTCACTAATGGACTGTTTACAAGTAGGACAGTACTCCTTATCAGAATAAAAAGTCTTATCCTTTTCCAGCTTAACAACTTTATTCTTTAATTTCTTACCTAGTTCCTTGAGTTGTCTCTGTGCTTTTTCTGGATTGTTTAAATCATCTATCTGTTTACCAATCTCTACTATACATTCATTAGCATCCTGAATCTTCTCTCTACACAGTTCTTGTTTAGCAAGTATCTCTTTTAACTTATTCTTCTTTGCTCTAACATCAGACTTCTTTTTATCCTCTAACTGATTAATGAATCTTTCTTGTAGAGTGATCTTCTCTTTAACGCTATCTGCGTTGTACTCGTGCTGCTGCACACCATCCTTTATATCTTTGAGACGTGTCTTAAGGATCTCATTCATAGAAGAGAAGACATTTATATCTAGCAGATCTTCAATGATTTCTCTACGCTGACCCAGAGGAAGTCTCATAAATGGAACAAAAGTTGATGATCCAAGAACTACGATCTGAGTAAATGATTTATAATTGAGCTTTAAAATATGCTGCTCTAGGTACTTCTGTTGATCTACTACCTTAGAGTCCTGGTCAAGCATCTCACCATTCTCCCATATCTCAAAGAGATTAGGTTTGATACCTCGTTTAATTAAATATTGTTTCGGACCTATCTTAAATTCTATTTCAACTAGTGTCCCTTTTTCATTAACACTATTGATTAACTGACTCTTACTAATCTTTCTAAAGGGTTTACCAAATAAAGAAAATGTAAAAGCATCTAGTATAGTTGACTTACCTGCACCATTAGTACCAACAATAAGATTCGTCTTACTTCCTGTTATGCTAACCTCGGTGAACGTATCACCCGTGCTCAGGAGGTTTTTCCACCGAATCTTTTGGAACAGGATCATCTGGTTTTTGAAGTGGAGGGATAACTAAATCGTCAGGTGTGATGATACTGTACTTACAGTTGGACTGTTCACACGTGGCTATGACTTGACGGTCTTCGACCTCGGTCACTGCCATCGGAGGAAACTCATCCGCATCTAGCATACCAACATACCGCAAAGCGTCGTCTTTGTCAACAAAAAGATACAAAACGTTCTCATTCTTTTCATCACGGACAGCATAAGCTCCCTCGTCACCCATACCTTGTAGCGTGATGATGAACATCGTTAGACAACTTCACAACTCTCAATATATAGACTCTTCATTAAGTTCTTGAGTGCGGTTTTATCTACATCAACCGTCACATCATCTAGGTATTCATCAAGTAGTGTCAGTGTATCTTTGACATCAATGTCATTGGCATCAGGATCATCAAAGACTCCAACCTTCTCTATGATAGAAACATCTAAAACATTATTCTCATAAAGAGTGTTTAACATATGCTCAAAACGAGCATAGTTAGTCTTTTGTTCTACTATAACTTTGACATACTTACCTGTATAATTCTCTGGGTCTATATCAGTATCATCATTATAGTATATCTTAGCAAATATCTCGTATGGATTTTTCTTAAATCTTAACTTTAATGTTTCCGTATCAAATGTATGGAACCCACGTGTATCACCATAGTCATTCCAATAGATCTGATAAGGGTTACCTAAGTAGGTTACATTTCCCGACGAATTCCTGTGGTGGAAGTGTCCAGATAATACCATATCAAAATCTGAAAAAACGCGAGCATCCATACCGTGTTCATACTTGAAGCCAGCACGAGCGAAATACCCGTTAAGCTCAAGATGACCCATAGCGACCTTGGACGTGCTATTGCGAATAGTCTTAATGGACAAGTCATAATTTTCAGGGCAGATCCAAGGAACAAAGCAGATGCTAGTACCACCGATTTCTATATCAGTTGCATCTTGATAACAATATACATTATCATACTCCTGCAACAATAGGGCAAGAGTATTGAGTTTATTTGTGTTTTTGTAATATGCTGTATGGTTACCTACTAGAGTATGAACAGTAATGTCCATTGCTCTCAGCACATCATAGTAATTCTTTCGTGCCCAATCTAGGGTTACAAAGTCTATAGACTTACGATTATCAAACGTATCTCCTAAATCCAGAACTGTAGTGATCTTCTGTCTTTTCAGATACGGAAAGAAAACATTATCATAAAAATCTTTATAGTAGTCCAGGTATACCTGACTACCTTTATGACTACCGAAGTGTTGGTCTGTTATGATTGCGACCTTCATCGGGTCATTCTTATCTCGATGTTCTCCTTGATAGAATTCATATCAGAATCAGAACTACTCATACCTGTCATACTACCATCAAATCGATCAGAATGCAATACCTCTTGGTATCCACACCTCTCGATGAGCTTAGTCCTAATCTCTAACTGCTTCTTCTCCTTCTGGATCTTACGAAGAAAAGCATAGTAAATGATCTGAGTGAAGTAAGCAAAAGGGTTCTTGGATTTTGCTGGATCAAAATTATCTACGTACTGCAAGCAATTCTCTATACCATCACATACCATATCTTCTCTAAACATATAGTTTACGAAGTTCGGTTTATACGATAGGTGTGTAGCGATCTTTAAAAAACACTCCGCAATGTAGTTAGGCAATCGAGGACGTGGTAAATCGTTTTCCAATGCAAACTTTACCTTGTCCCTGTACTCCACTATGGCGTGTAGGAAGTCCTTGTTATTGACGTAATATTCTGTCTTTACTTTCTTTGCCATATGAGTTTTTTCATTACATCTATTATATCACACGCACGAGGGCTTGACAAGTTCAGAGAATCTCTTTAGAATAACAGTGTCGCTGTTGAAGAGAAATTAGGCTTTATACATTTTTTCAAAGAGAGCTCTTGCTCTAATGATATTACCTAAGTGACCCATCGCCTGAGTCGGGCGGACGCGATTCGGGATTGAATGACGAAATACCATCTCAATATTTTCTTGATAGAAGTCGGCAATCGGTTTTGGTGCATCGACCAATGTTACTATATTAGCACGATCCAACACAAATGTCTCGTCTTGTGACATACAAGACTTCATCCATAGGTCTAATTTGAATCCTTTCATCAGGGTACTCTTATCGGAAGCGTTCGCTTCCATTACCTGCATAGGATTTTGAAGAAATATTACAGACTCATCTTCGGGTGGAAAACTAACCGTCGCAATAATTTCTTCAGCAGTGGTCAATTTCAATATTGAAATAAACTCCGCTGCTTCATCTTCGGGTGTAAATTGAATTTCTGTTTCTTCCATAGACTAAAATTTCGTACGAACTTTTATGATCTCATAATCGAAATGTTCTTGTTGGTAGATTTTTAGTCGTTCCTCGAAGTGTTTGTACGTGAAGTTCTTCCATTCACCACGTGTGATATCATCAACGATATCGTAGAGTGTGGCTATAGTTTTTCCTTTACCTCTTCTAAGGACTCTACCAATTGACTGGAGGTTTCTAATACGGGACTTACTGCTGAACGCGAACACGATATTGTGAAGACGCTTAATATTGATACCAGTACTAAAAGTCCCATAGGACGCGACAATGATTGCATTCTCTTCTTGCTCCGTGATTTGACGAATTTCTTCGCGGTCTTCAGTCTCAACTCCTCCGTGCACGAAGAAGACTTTCCTACCATCCGCACTAGTATTTATCAAATTGTAAAGTGGTTCTCCGTGTCTCTCCACATAATTGAATAGAACTAGAGTGTTTCCGCGCAGATCCAAACATAAATTCTTTATTAAATTGTTACGTTTTGGATGCTCTATAAGGTAATCCACCTCATCTTGATAGGTATTGAACGTACCCCACTCGTGCTTAAGCACTAGACATTTAACCTTAAGCGGAGTAAGATGACCTTCTTCCATCAAATCTTTTGACTTGGTGAGCTGATCACAAGGACCAAATAACCCTTCAAGTATCCACTTATGTGTTAGACTACCGTCCAGTGTCCCTGTAAATCCAATACGGTATTTACAGGAGTGAAGTTTTGTCATAATCCTAGTCAGTGACTTGGATTTAAACAAGTGAGCTTCATCACCTAATACCACATCAAACTTCTCGAAGAATTTTCTAGGTTCTTTATAGATAGATTGCCACGTGGTAATTGTGACATTAGCTTTTACATACTTATCTGCACCTGCGTAAATCTTATGACAATGTTTATCGACATCCCAACCATACTCTACAAAATCATTATACATCTGTTCTACAAGAGAAGTAGTGGGAACGACAAGTAGAACTTTTCTTTTATTAGCAACGTGGAATCTTGATATGGCATAGACCATTAATGATTTACCACTACCTGTAGGTGACAGGAGTAACTTCCTATTATATTTGAGAGCTTTATAGACACCTTCGATTTGATATCGTCGAGGTTCTAATTTGGTTATACCCTGCATAAAGGTACGCACACCAGATGCAGTAATCTCTTGGTTTACCTCATAAGGAGTACCAAAATATTCATTTGGTTTTGTAGAGCAGGTATAATTCATTGTCTTACACCATTGTAAGACGTGCTCTGTTAGACCACCATAGATCTCTCCATTACCAGGAGAGTATAGACGAATCTTTCCATCCCAAATTTTGTTCCTATACAATGGCATAAACTTTGCCTCAGGAACATCAAAGGTAAAATACTCTGAGAGTTCCCTGTGTATATGAGGTTCTGCCTCTATGACATTGTATACTTCATTCTTCTTTTGTAAATATAGATCAGCCACTTCTGAATTTCTCCCACTCAATAGCATTCTTGATCTGATACTGACGGGCAGAGATTTGTTTTAGAACAGATTCTAAGAAGTATAAAACAATCTGGAAGTAATTGATTTTTGCGGAGATCTTTGCTAGATCCTCATCCGCGTCAAGAAACATCTCTACTTCGTCTTTCGTTGTCAACTTAAGATCAAAGGGTATGTCCTTATAAGCACTAGCAGGTGCTTTCTTTTTGTAGTATAGCCACTTCTCTTTACGCTTAAACTTGTAAGCAAATTCTTGGTCGATCAATTTAGATTTCCATTCACAATAGAGATCGAGGTACTTGGAATGCAAGTACGGTGTCTCGTTACACGCTTTCAGAAAATCAGGATAACCATCATTACCATCTAGAACTGTAGAATCGTGCTTCCACTGTTCTTTCAATTCATTAAGGGACATACTTAACCGAGGACATATCAAGGAATTCATAGAACGCATACTTGAATGTTGCCGTAGCTCTCATAAACTCGACATCAGTATTCGTTACGTTAAAAGGTATCATCGATAATGATACAGGAAATAAGTCAACAAAGTTAACCTGGAAGTTAGGGTTCAACTGATTTGTAAGGACAATCAATTGAGCCTTAGCGAATTCTACTTCGGGATCCTTGTTCCAAGGTTCCGTATCATATGCCAATGTGGTATCGTTTATCCAATTCCATATGGAAAGATAGTTCTTTAGATCTTCATCTACTAAGAACTCTACTTGGAGATCACCAAATGTTGTTCCACCAGCTGCAGGAATTGGGAGTCTTCTCCTAGGAGTAGACACCTCATTAATAACTGATGTGATATCAGGTATAGTTGCTGTTTGGCAGAAAAAATCGACCTGAGGAAATATATCAATCTCCAGTTGAAACCCAACTGGTGAAAGGAAATTCCTATTGGAAGGTTGATTATTAACCCACTGAGCTGGCATACCAATAGTAGTTCACTACAAAGGTATTTATTCCTGATACAAAACCCAGTTTTCTGCGTAGTCTTCTGCGTGTGTTAAACAATCGAAGTAGCTAGTATGAGTAGCACTAACCCCCTCAAAAAAATCCTTCGTACGTAATGTACGTCGATCGTATCCCACGCAAATTGCTCCGAATCTTTTTCCATCTTGAACCACGGTAGCGGATCTTTTGTCGTCAGTGCTGAAGTAACTTGAATGTTTCATAATTTAGATGCTGCAATAGCTGCGAGACCGCAGCGACTTAAATGATTTTGACCGTTGTCTGACAATACATCAGCACACCATCTTTTAACAACTCCCAATTGAGTGTCAAAATTGACTGGCATATCTTTTAATCTGCTATACCAATAGGACACACTTGGAATTAAGTAGTCCTCGTAAGGTAAATCATCACACTTAACCACAGTAAATCCATTATTTGAAATGCTTTCGCATATATTATCTAGGGGATGCAGATAAAAATCCCACATATCTGAATAAGATTTGTTCTCTTTGCTAGTATATTCTACCATAACCAGATTGTCTGTCCAGTTATTGTAAGCATTAATGAGTCTATCCTTATCCTTGACATAACACATCGTTTCGTAATGCATTATGACATCGTATCTTTCTGTTGGTTCGTATATCTCAAAGTCTGCATCTATAGTTTTAAACTCACCTTCCAAATACTTGAGCTGACTAGGACTATTAGTCAGACAGTGTACGGTACATCCTTTTATATCTCTAAGCATTCTAGCAGGACCACCCCATCCACATCCTGCATCAAGAACTTTACTTCCATAGCAGACGTGTGGGAATATCAAATTCCTTACTGAAGCTTTAAAATCTCCGTGTAGTCCATAGTGGTAATGCATATCCACTTCACCGAGAAACTCCTCCCACTCTTGTATAGGGTTATATTCGTATGAGGATGTAGCGACTCTAGACATAAAAAAAGAGGTTAACTATAAAACCCCTAACTCTTCTGCAATATATTCTTCAATCAATTTTTCTGCCTGATCCCTAACGGGTATCATATTCATTCGATGGAAGACAAAATGCGAGACCTCCTTGATCTGATCCTTGTCGAGCTCGGGATGTAATTCTGAAACTACCCCACTTATTTTTAGGGATACTGTTGTGTCTTCAAGAAATTGTTTCACTTTTTTAGTGGCATACACTAAAATATTATTTAGCATAAAAAAACAGACCCCCGAAGGAGTCTGCTGTAAGGAGAAAAATATGTGTAGATCACATAAGGTTGCGAACAAGCACACGTCTGTAGTACTGGTTGCGTCCAACTCCGTTGGCTCCAAGTAGATCTTCGCCGACTGCTGATCCATCTGCCTTGAAGACGAATGGGTTTGCAACGATTCCGTATCTTGTCTTGAATCCAATTTTTGGTTGGAAGGATCCTTGATCCACTGCACGAACCATCTGTAGGGGAACGTATGGGCAGTAGAACATACCAGCATCATAAGGGGAAGTACCCTTATAACCAGCAACATAGAAGTGGTCGTTAGCCAAGTTCGCTGAATATGGATCAACGTAAACTTTAACGCCACCGTTTAGAGTTCCAACAAAGGTGTTACCTGTATCATCAGGAAGTCCGTTGGTGGATAGAGCAGGTGTATAGTCAAGAACACCAGCCATATTAAGGGCACTAGCAACGTCTGCAGAGCAGAGGATGAAGTTACCCTTCCCTCTACGAGTTTGCTGTGCGATTGCGTTAGCATCACGCTCAATCTGATAAATCAGACCTTTGAATTTCTCAACGGACCAACGACCATTACTGTCGGTGTCTAGGTTGAAGATTCCAGCGTTAGCAACGTTATTTTGTGCTCCGACCTTTGCTTGGAGATAGATGGTTCTGATAACTTCGCGGTTAATTTCAGCGAGGATCTCAGATGACAGAATGTTTGCCAATTCTGTCTCAGCATCTAGACCGTGAATAGCCTTAAGGTCTTGCGCTAATTCTAGGGTGTACTCTGCTTTTAAAGCACGTGACTTGGCGGTGACCGATACCTTGTCGATCGTGAAAGCCATTTCACGGAAGTCTGGTGAACCACTGGTTCCCAAAGCTTCTAAGTAGTCTCTTGCAGCACCACCTTGGTTCTCATAACGATAACCAGTACCAGCACTAGGATATGTGGTACCATCGTTGAGGATAGCAGGGTTGTTACCTTCAGCGGTGTTGTCAGCACTTGCAGCAGCCGCGGCACCTGTGCCACCACCACCTTGATCAACGTAACCTGCGGTTGGGTCATAGGCGTTACCACCTGATGCATCACCAGCAGCAGAGAAGCCTGGGTTAGGCTCGTTGAATAGTGCTTCTGCGCCACTACGATCGTTGTAGTGTGAACGCATTGCGAAGATAAGTCCAGTAGGACCACTCATTGGTTGTACGCCACAAACATCGTATGCAACGAGGTTTGGCATAGCACGACGGATCAAGCTGATTAGGATTGGATCGAAACCTGCAAGACCTGAAGAACCGTGAGAGGACTTAAGACCATCTGCACCTACTGAGTTAATTGGAGCTGCCTCAGTAAGCATATTGTGCTCTTCTTTAAGAGCTTTTTCTTGGTTTTCTAGGATAGAAGCGGTGACCTGCCTTCTGTGGGGATCTTTAATCTCAGAAAGATCCTTATGATCTAGAACAGGTGCCCACTTTTCCTGTAACTGATGGGTGTCCATTGTTAGGAAAAATCGGTTTGACTATGATATTAAATTCACTTTTTAGAATTGGAAATCGCTTTCAGATATGCTTCCATAACTGGTGCGTATTCCTTGCTAACTCCTTCAACTGGAGTTTCTTCCTGAGTAGCAGCGGTTGCTGACTTCTCTGTGAAGTATGACTCTTTAATAGTTGAAAGTTTCTCTCTGTAGGATGCCTCATCCTTAAAGGTTACAGCTTCAGCAAGATCAGAGAACTTCTCTTTCTGTGTATCTGTAAGACCTTCACTCATCTCGGAGACAATGCCTCCACGTGAGAACTCAGAGATCTGTTTTGACAATTTCACGTTCGCGTCAATCTGTTCATTGAGGCGGTCTTCCATTTCACGAAGCGAGGTGTTCATA